TGGGACGGCTGATTGCCGTAACTAATCTCTGTACTTATCACCCAGTATTCACCATTAATTATATCAAATGAATCCATTGATGATATTTTAACCCTATCTCCAAGCTGAATCATTGGAGTCGGGGTTATATTTAAATTAAGAACAGGAACTGGATCGCTCATTTTAGATATAATAAAAGTTGCAATCTTCTTTGCATGTTCTAAATCAGTAATAAATTCATTTTCTATTACTATTTCTTTTAAACCATACAATCTAATATTATCATCCAATGTTTCTTTCTGCTCTCTTATGTCATTATTAGTGTTTTGAACAATGATTGGTACGCCAGCTATTGAAGCAACAGATACTTCATTCTTCTGCTCATCAGTCCCCTTAAGGAACACTTCAGACCCGTTCTCGGCATATATTGATGCGCCGACTATTAAATTAGCTTTATAAGAATTTGGTTCAAATTTAATGATTTCAATCAATGCTGGATTTTTATTAAAAATACCAGAAATCAATGGATTTTGAATTTGAAAAGCAGGGGCTGAATTATAAGATATGCTATATTGCTGGACTTCTCTTACAAGCGTGTTAGCGGTATGAGTTGCAGCCGCAGTGTTAAAAAATGCCCTAGTCAATGTGTCTAGAGAGTTTGCTGTTTTAGATTCATATTTAATTATTTCACTATCAATTTTAACATACCCGCTTTTAGGGAAATAAGGCTTATCAGTTGTAACCATTGGTATTGATGATGAATTTGATAAAATATTTGCGTTTAACTGCCCTACGGCAAGGGTTGTTCCATCATCAGGAGCCCAAAGACCTTGTATTGCATTATTTTTTGTTGAGACACCAGTTAGCTTTACAACTACTTTATTAGCTTGCAATTGAACATTATATGATGCATCAATAATATTAGTTGTATCTGAAAAAATCTGTTGAACATTCGCATGCTGTTCTATTGTTGGTTCAAAAAATCTGTAATAGTGCTCATACCGAGCCTTGTTGTATTCATCAATATATAATCTACCCAAATCGGCTAAACTTATTGTATCAATTAATGATTGAATCGTAACATCATTGCCATAAATAAAGGGCATGACAAAAATTGGTTGAATTTTTATTTGAATATAACTATTTTTGATTTCCGCAGCCGACAATTGTTTTGCAAACATAGCGAATTCATCTATATAGAAAGATCTAATACTTGATGGTGCTGTTTCTCCAACATTTTCTGTGTAAGATGCATTACGACCACCAATAGTTAAATCACGACCCGTATAGGCAGCTAAGTTTCCAGTTGTTGTAACCGAATTAGACAAAGCACCATTAACATAATATTTTAAAGAATTATCCTTATAGGTTACAGCGATATGTGTAAATTCAGATGTTGAAATTGCTACATTTGAAGAAACGGTTTGCACACCGCTTGATGATATAAATTTAAATCCATGAGAAGTTGAATTATGATAAAATTCAAAACCAGATGTAGGAGTTGCGTTAGCCCAATTGCTAATATACTCGCCATTAGAGCTAAATGACCCGTTGTGGAATTTAGCATTTAATTCAATAGAAAATTCATTATTATAAACTGGGCTGGCTGAATTAAATACATCGTAAGATATGTGATAAGGAACTCTTATGTAAGAATTACTGGAAAGTAACACGCTTTTGTTAGTAGTATCGGAAACAACACCGCTGGGTTGACCTGTAAGCACCGATCCAACATAAATACCGTCATTTCTATTTGCAACTCTTTCAACAAAATTACCAGCAGTATTAACGCTCCATGACCCGCTTGAGAAATTTAAATAAGGTGCAACATTTTTGTTACCAATGTAATCAAAACAAGGCATTGTTGCGCATTCATCCTCATCAACCCAAGACACAGTGCCGCCAACCACCTTTTTTAAAGCAATTCCAAATGTATATGTTTTATGAAAGAATTCAATTCTTAATTCATAAGCATTACCAGCAGTTAAATCCATTTCTTCAGTTAAAAAAGTAGTTGCTGTGTTATTGCCAGGATCTATTTCATACCAATTGTTTATTTCTGTTAAATTTTTATTAAAAAACATTCTTACACCGCAATTTTTTACATCCAAACGAAGCCTTTGGACACCGCTTGAAGAAGGTATATAAACCCCGTCAAAAACACCATTATAGTAATCTGTAACTGTTGATCCATCTACTGCAACAAAAGAATCAGTTGTGTAATTTAACGCAACTGTTGTCTCACCTGCTGGCTGTGTGGTTATTGCTTTTGATGTTGATACAAAAGACGGAGCAATATATGTTGTTATATCTAAAGCTTTCTCCTCGGCTGACAAAACCCTGTCATTAGCGTCAAGTTTTATATCCTTAATCGTATTTCTTTGTTTCTCCGCTGGAGCAACAAATCTAGCCCTCAAGGATTTAGATGGTGTCCTTGTTGAGTTAGCTCTATCAACCGTATCTTCGTCAAAACCAAAATGCAGGATAGCATCATTTTTTGTGTATGATTTTGATGGTATTAAGAAATAAGAAATATCAGATTTTGGAAAATTTGTTCTTAACAAAAGATTATTAACTGATTCAGCAACGGTACTATCTTGCATAAAGTACCCATTGGTAATCATTTTTTCATTTGTAAACTTATTCCAATTTGTTAAAGTTGCAGAAACAGTCATTGACGATGATGAAGACTGCCATTCATCAATATAATATGTTCCAGATGGCACATATTCATATGGGTCAAAAGATACAACCGTCCCAGCAGGGTAACTAGCGGCTATTGTATCGGCATACCCTCTTGTTACTGCGGTAAAGGAGAATGCATTGTTCTTGTAGCACAAGACTCTTTCTGGGGTAGCCGTATTAGGGTTTATTGTAATAACATAGTTATTATTTCCACCGCCAGCCGGAAAAGAATCCGTTGAGTTTACAGGTATTGTGCTTGAATTTGCCAAAATTGTATTTGATAATATATTGGTAATTAATTCTTCATTTGTTTTTAGAATTTGCCAACCAGTATAGACATGAACTTTTATGTCCTTTTTCATATATTTCCCAAAAGTTGAAGCAGAACTAAATATGCTAAAATCTTTGCCAGAATTATCTAAATTTAGATTACAGGTTGAAGAACCACCGCCAGCAATCGGTAAACTAGTTTCATGAACATCACGAACCTTGCTAACGCTGAAATCAATAACATAGTCTGTTATATCAATTTGATAAATTGGGGATACTTCATTAACCCTCGCTCGGTCTAATGGGTTTTTTGTTGTATAAATTGTTAATGTAATCCTATTTATGTTTTCATTATTTAAATAATGAGTATTGTAATAACTATCAGTAGCTATTTCGCCATCAACATTTAAAACAATAGTTGATGTATTCACATAAGCCTTTATATTATAAGCTTTAATTTGACCATTATATTCCGATGTTATTACTTTTAATATATTACATTTTCTTTCCGTAAAATTGTATTCAATAATAACTGGTGATGCAAACTCATACCCAGATCTAGTCGCATGCAAGGAACTGGTGCTTTTTGTATTAGATATAAAACCAAATTCATAATTATCATCTTTTGAAGATGGCAATGCATGCCATTCCCCATTGGCAGTAATAGTTTTTCCAAATTTATCTTTTGCATCACATACACCCCATGTAAATGACTGGCGTTCTATCCCGTTAATTGACTCATTTGGAGTAAAATAATAATCCGATCTGTTTCTTTTATTAAAAGATATCTCATTGGCACTCAATGAACGGTAAGTAACAGATGGTGATCTAGCAGTTCTAAGCAGCATCCCGCTAACTTCCGAGTTGATAGTCTCGGTTGATGGAGTTGTGAACGCCGAGTTGCTTGATGCAATACTAGCTCCATTATACTGAAGAACATGTCTGCTATCCAACCAGTCTATAAGTATTAAAGGCTTAATTCTTTGAGATATATCTGTTGTTTTAGAAATAAAAGTATTGGAAATTGCTTTTCCATACAAACCAGTATCTAACATATTAAACTTCCTCTAATGTCATTGAGCAATCCCAGAAATAAACATCATTGCTTAAATCTCTTCTTGTTAATGTTTCATTATAATCTTTCACTAATACATTATAACTTGTTTCTGTCGGTGGAGTCACTCCAGATTCATCTAAATTAACTATTTTTAGAACATGATGGCTTGGGTCTGAAGCTATTTCTTTAATGTAATCCCGCCCCTTTTTCCCGTCAACGGTGAATTCTGGAGAGTTAGGTAGCCATGACCAAGATAAGCTAAATGTTTTCCTACCAGACCTTGCTGAGGACTTATAGTATCTGCCTCTAGAATTAGCCCAATTTTTATTTTCAACAAAAATAGGCTCAAGAGCGGATTCAAATTTCCTATTATGATTAGTAATTGGCTTATCATCAATCAACATAAATGTGCGAATTATTGAACTATCAACAATACCATTAACAGCGAATTTTATCGCTTTTGCAGAAATTGTACCCATATTCTGAACAGCAATTTTTATTGTTATTAAAATTAGTTTACCAGCAACTGACAACGATACATTTGAACTTAACGCAGTAGACGCAAAGATTATCTTTCTCGGTATTGCAGATAAATTAGACGATACAATCACATTAGCGGCACCACGAGCTGTTTTTACCATAGATGTAACAATTGAAGCCGCCGAGCTTATTGCAGATACAGCCAGTGCTGTTTTCACTGCTAGCGCAGCAACACTTGTTGTGCAATTTATTGCAGATGAAGCATGTGCTATTTTTATACTTGACGCAGTTAGTGAAGAAGTTGCACTAATAACAATTAACGCGCCTTCCCTAATATTTGTGCCAACGGTTGCAGTTGCTGATAGTAGGTCAGAAATATTTGCCGAAGCAAGAACCATTCTTGTAGCGGCAACTGTTGCCGTTGCATCAGCAGATAAATTTGCCGAAATAGATAACAATCTTATTGCATTAACTGTAACGCTAACATCACCAGCTACCGCAATAGATACTGCTTCAACATCATCAGCAGTAAAGAAATCTACACCACTATTAAGAGGTTCGCTAAAACTATAGAGACTATCTGCCATTACGCTTCCACCAACGATAAGGATATGTCATAATAAGAACATTTTGAAGATGGATCTCTTCTCACAAGAGATTCAGAATATGAATCTATAAAGCAATCATATTCAGTATAACCTTCCCCTGGAGATAGTTCAATCCCGACCAAAACAGAAGATGTTGCATTAACCAAGCTATTTAGAAAAGCCCTACCACCCCTGCTATCAACGGTGTGTGCTGCGAGATCTGGGAGCCAAGTCCAAGATATGTCAAACTTTTGTTTATTATTTGAATAATACCTTCTTCTATGACCGCTTGCCAAATCTATATCATTAGCAGAAATTTCTTCATCAATCTTTATTTTCCTACCGTGCTCAGTTACCTCTGTTCCATTAATAGTGAGAAGCTTGTATAGATACAT